TTGAATCTTTTGATTTAACAATTAGAAGAAAATACGAAATAAAAAACGCAAATGGCGATATTGTTACTACTTTATATTTTCCGCCAATAACAAGGGCAGATAGAAAAAGAGCGCAAACGATGGCTAATACAACGGACGGCCTTGAAATATCAACACATATGCTTTGCCAACTTGCAGAAAATGAAGATGGTTCAAAAGCGTTTGCGGCGGCTGATGCGCCTAATCTACAACGTGAAATTCCAGAAAAGATTCTTAATGACATGGAATTATTTTTATTTGAACTTTCAGCGGATAATACTATTGATGAAGCAAAAAACGATTAAAGGACGATAACTGGTTATTTTTTGAATTTTTTTTATCGTCCGAGCTTGGAAAAACCATCAACGAATTGCGTTCATCAATGACTGATAGCGAATTAATATATTGGGCTGCATACTATGAAGTTAAAAATGAAAAAGAAAAAAAAGCAATGGATCGCGCGAAACGAAAATAGGTGTAAACTAAAATAAAGGATTTTTGTTGTTTTGGCTCAAGCGAATGTAAAAATTGCTGTTGACGCTACGAGCGCTGTTAATAAACTACGTCAGGTTAATACAGTTTCTAAAAAATTAAGTTCTAGTACAGATAAATTAGAAAGAAGTGTTCAAAGAAATAATCGAAGATTTAGAGAGACAGGCGCGGCGGCAAGGTCAGCAAGTGCAGGCGTTAATAGATTAGGGGCTGCATTTAGAAAACTTTTAATCGGTTTTTCTTTATTTAAAACAGCTTCTTTTGTTATTTTCAACACGCAACAAATAGAGAGTCAAAGAAAAAGTTTAGAAGTTTTAACAGGTTCATTAGAAGATACAAATAAAATAATTGCAGAAATTCAGGCTTTTGGTGCTGTCACCCCATTCAAAAGTTCTGATCTTATAGAAACAACAAAAAGATTAAAAGCGTTTGGATTTGAGACAGAAGAACTTGTTGACGTCACAAAAAGGCTTGCTGATGTTGCGGGTGCTACAGGAGCCGATCTCGGCGGTATAGCAACAGCCTTTGGACAAATACAGGCGAAAGGTAGATTGCAAGGGGAAGAATTGCTTCAGTTACAGGAAAGGGGTGTCAGTCTACAAGATGAGTTGATTAAAATGTATGGCTTTACAGCCGATGAATTTAGAAAGGCGTTAGAGGGCGGCAGAATAAGCGCTGATGCTGTTAATGTTGCTTTACAACGGATAACAGACGCGGGCGGTAAATATGCCAACGGTGCAATCGCTCAAAGTACAACACTTGCGGGTAAATTTAGCACCCTTGTTGATGGCGTTGAAAGTTTGGCGCGAACTTTTGGTGAAGTTCTTGATCCTGTTTTAAAAGCTGTCTTAAATAACACAATTACTGTTATTAATACAATAAATAAAGCGTTAAATATTGCAAAATTACAGTCGGGGTTAGGTCTTAATAAAGAAGCAAGAAAGAGAATACAAGATCAAGCACGTGATGAAGCTAAAGAAATAGTAAATTTAAGAAGGATAGCAAACCCATTTGAAAGGAATCAAGAATTTCAAAAAGTATTTGCGGAAAGGACACTTGATTTAACAAAAAAATTTGGTTTTCAAACTGGACAATTGCAAGTTGAAATTGATTCCCCACAGACTGAAGATGCAACAGTACCAGAATTATTGAAGAAAACAAAAATAGAAACAAGTGAATTTGACAAGCAAGTAAAATTAATTGAAAGAAAAAACGAATTATTAACAGCAAGATTAGAAGGTAACGAAAAAGAAATAGAGCAAAAACATCGCGAAATGGATTTAGTTGCAGAAATAGGAATTTTTGAAGCTGCAAAGATTTTTAAATTACAAGAAGGAACAAGAAAATTAGAAGAACAAAATAGAGTTCTTGACCGACAAAAAGAATTATTTACACAAATTGGAGATAATATTGCAACAGGTATTACTGATGCTTTGGTCGGTGCTATTGAAGGAACTCGAAGTTTAGGAGAAGCGGCGAAAGCAATTGTAAATGATCTTGCATCTTCTTTGTTAAGGCTTGGAATAAATACTTTATTAAGTCGTAGTTTTGGCGGAATATTTTCAAACTTACCGGGTCTTGCAAATGGTGGGCCGGCATCCGCAGGGCGTAGCTATTTAGTCGGGGAACGAGGGCCGGAGATTTTCACACCAAAACGTAGCGGAACAGTTACACCAAATAACAAGATCGGCGGAAGTGGCGGGGTTGTTAATAATATAAATGTAAATGTAGATGCTTCTGGTAGTTCAGTTGAAGGCGATACAGGTCAATCTCAAGCGCTTGGACGTCAACTTGCAACAGCAATTCAAACTGAACTGTTAAAACAAAAACGTCCGGGAGGTTTATTAGCATAATGGCAACTTTTCCAAGCATCACACCGACTTATTCTGGCTTCAGTAAAAGAAGCGCACCAAGATCGCGGACGATAAGATTTCAAGATGGGTTTGAACATCGTATTGTTTTTGGATTGGCTCAACATCAAAATCCTAAAGTTTATAATTTATCTTTTAACGTCACAGAAACGCAATCTGATGAAATAGAAACCTTTCTTGATGCCCGTGGCGGAACAGAAAGTTTTGATTTTACAGCACCCGGCGAAACATCATCACAGAAATTTGTTTGTCAAAGGTGGTCAAAATCTATCCCATACAACAATAGAGCCGTTATTGATGCAACATTCAGGGAGGTATTTGAAGCATGAGTACAGCCCCAATAATTAGCGATTTACAAAAAGCAAATCCAAGCGCTGTTATTGAATTATTTGTACTTACAACAAATGTTGCACAACACGGAAGCGCACAGACTTACAGATTTCACGCGGGGTCATCTTTAAACCAAAACGGCGAAATCGTTTGGCAGGGTAATTCTTATTTAAGATTTCCTGTCGAAGCAACAGGTTTTGCATATCAACGCGGCCAGATTCCACGCCCAACTCTCACAATCAGTAACGCTTTCGGATTTGTTTCAGCCCTTTTGTTAAATGTAAATCAACACTTCAACGGAAATGATTTGACAGGCGCAGTTGTTCAGCGCAAAAGAACGCTTGCAAGATTTCTTGACGCTGTAAATTTTCCAGTAGAAACAACAACTTCTTCAACAACAACAACTATTGCTGACCCCGCAGATGCCGAAACTGTTACTTATACAGTTACAGTTGCAAATGTCGGTGGTATAAATATATTTCTTTTAAATGGCTCAAATAAACCTGTAATAACAATGAAACGCGGGTCAACTTATATATTTAATCAAGAAGATTCAAGCAATCAAGGCCATCCATTACGTTTTAAATCAGACAGCGGCGGTTCTTATACAACAGGTGTTTCAGCTTCAGGTTATAGCCCCGGTTATTCAGGCGCAACAGTTACTTTTCAGCCGCCTTATCCAGATGCGCCGTCAGATTTGAGATATTATTGTACGGTTCATGGCAATGCAATGGGAAATACAATTACAATGAACAATCCAAATACAACAACACAAACGACAACAACAACTTCAGGATCACAGACTAACCCACTTGGAACACCCGACCCGACAGCAGAATTTCCACTTGAACAATATGTAATTGATAGAAAGTCATCAGAAAATCGTGAAGTTGTTACCTTTGAACTCAGCGCTGTTTTTGACCTTGTTGGAGTAAGAGCGCCCAAACGTCAGGCAACTAGAAAGATTTTTCCCAGTATTGGAACTTTTAATCAATGATTTGGAAAGATAAAGCACTTGAACACGCGAAACAGGAAGACCCGAAAGAATCTTGCGGCCTTTTGTTAAATATTCGTGGAAAAGAAGAATATTTTCCTTGTCGTAACTTATCAATGACAGCGCATCAATGTTTTATCATCGACCCCGAAGATTATGTTATCGGTACAAATCGCGGAAATATAACAGCCGTAATTCATAGCCATCCTGTAACACCGCCTGTCGCTTCAGAAGCCGACAAGATAAGTTGTGAAGAAAGCGACATTCCGTGGCATATCGTCAACCCAAAAACTGAAACATGGGGATATTATGAGCCTTGCGGATATAAACCGCCTTTGATCGGCAGACCGTGGGTTTGGGGTATTACTGATTGTTATTCACTTGTTCGCAGTTGGTATAAACAGGAAAAAAATATTGAATTAAGAGATTGGAAAAGACCAACAACCCCTGAAGAATTTATTCAAAATCCTATGTTTGAAAGTTGCGCATGGCGGACAGGATTTCGTGAACTAAGGAGTGATGAAAAACTAGAAAATGGCGATTTATTATTTATGTCAATTTTGGCAAATGGTTTGAATCATGTGGCGATTTTTTTAGATGGGGATGTTTTGCACCATTTAACAGATAGACTATCTTGTAAAGAACCATATAACCAATGGCTTCAAAAATGCACAGGTAAAAGGTTGCGTTATGTTGCGTAAAATTAAGTTATATTCAAAACTTGCCGATTTTATCGGTCATAAAGAATTTGATGCCGTTTGTAAAAATCCCGCTGAAGCCATAAGGTTTTTAATTTGTAATTTTCCAGAAGTGGAAAGTCACATGGCAAAACAAAATTATAAAGTTTTAGTCGGCGATTATGAAATTGATGAAAAAGAATTGCATTATCCAAGCGGTCACGAAGATATTCATATCGTGCCTATTGTTGCGGGTTCAGGTGGTAACTTCGGCAAAATTTTAGGCGGTGCGGCATTGATCGGTTTGTCTTTTGTTACTTTTGGCGGTTCAGCTTTATTTGCAGGCGGAAGTGGTGCGGGTTTGCTTGGTGGTGGTGGTCTAATTGGTGCGGGTGGTTTATATGCGGCGGGTGCTTATGGTTCGGCGGCGCTTGGTCTTATGGGTGCGGGTTTGATGTTATCAGGTGTTTCTGGAATGATGACACCGCAACCAAAATCGCAAGATTTTTCAAGTCCTGAAGACCCGCGGTTGTCTTTTAATTTTTCAGGAACACAAAATACAAGTCGAGCCGGAACGCCAATTAATATTGTTTTCGGCGAAGTTTTTGTCGGAAGTATAGTAGTCAGCGCGGGCGTTGACACAGAACAAGTAAGAGCATGACCGATAAGAAAGTAATTAGAGGAGCAGGCGGCAGACCTTCGCCCCCATCGCCCCCACAGCCAACAAGAACGCCTGATACGTTACACAGTAGGCAATTTGCATCGTTTACAGACGTCCTCGGAGAAGGAGAACAGGAAGGAAGCGCAACAGCAAGCAAACTTGGATTAACAAAAGGAACAACAGCGTATAACAATGCTTTTCTTTCCGATACCTTTCTAAACGATACGCCAGTTTTACAATCAACAGCAAATTTTTCAAGTCCTGTAACAACAGATTTTAATTTTCAAAATGTTGGATTTACGCCGCGTTTCGGTACAGCAAACCAAACACATATTCCCGGTATTGAAGAAAGTGAATCAGTAACAAGTGTCGGTGTTACTGTTACGACATCTGCGCCAGTAACAAGACAGATTACAAATAGTGATATTGATGCTGTAAAAGTTTCTGTTACTTTTCCGCAAATACAAAAAGCAACAGATCAAGGCGATTTGCTCGGTTCTTCTGTAAATTTACAAGTTCAAATTCAATATAATGGCGGCGGATTTTCTGTTCTTGTTGATGATACGATTACGGGTCGATCTGCTGACGCATATCAAAAAGACTATCGAATAACATTAACAGGGGCTTTTCCTGTTGATATTCGCGTTGTTCGTGTTACCGCTGACAGTACAAGTTCAAGTCTTGTCAATTCTTTTCAATGGACAAGTTTTTCACAAATAACAGACGATAAACAAACATATGCAAATACAGCTTTTGTTAATTTAAGAATAGACAGCGAACAGTTTAGTTCGATTCCCCGCCGTAAATATCGCATCAGGGGTTGTAAAATCAGGATTCCCGGCGCGGGTGCAAATAGTTCTGGAACGCCAACTGTTGACCTTCAGACAGGCCGGATTATTTATCCGACAGGATATGTCTTTAATGGCACTATGGGCGCCGCAACCTATTGCAATTGCCCAAGTATGGTATTACTGGCATTGCTTACAGATACACGTTTTGGTTTGGGCGATCATATAACAGATTCTTCTTTGGATTTATATTCTTTTGTAACCGCATCAAAATTCGCAAATACTCTTGTTGATGATGGCCTTGGCGGACAGGAAGCAAGATTTTCTTGTAACGTAAATATTCAAAATTCTAATTCTGCATTTGATTTGATAAATGAATTATCAGGCGTAATGCGGGCAATTCCTATTTGGGCGCAGGGTTCGATTCAGCTTGCACAGGATAGTCCGAAAGATAGTTCATATTTGTTTAGCCTTGCAAACGTAAATGAAGGCGGTTTCAGCTATTCAGGAAGTTCTTTAAAAACAAGACACAGCGTTGTTTCTGTTAGTTACTACAATATGGACTCTCAGGATATAGATTTTGAAGTCGTAGAAGACAGCGATTTAATTTCAAAAATTGGAACTGTTGTTAAACAAGTAAAAGCATTTGCCTGCACATCACGGGGGCAAGCCGCAAGACTCGGAAAAGCAATATTATTCGCGGAAAATTTTGAATCGGAAATCTGCACATTCAATACTTCAATTGATAGCGGTGCAATTTGTAGGCCGGGAAGCGTTATCGAGATCAATGACCCTGTTCGCGCGGGTGTAAGAAGATCAGGCCGTCTTTCTGCTGTTGCATCAACAACACAAATGACAGTTGATGACACAGCCGCAACAGACCTATCAACAGAAAATAATCCTATTTTTAGCGTTATTTTGCCAGATGGTACTGTCGAAGCAAAATCTGTTAGTTCAATATCAAATGGCGTTGTTACTGTTTCTTCTGCATTTAGTCAAACGCCAAACGTCAACACAGTTTGGATGTTGAATAATGATACAGTTCAATCTCAAAAATTTAGGGTAATAAATGTTGAAGAACAGGACGGGTTAAATTATGCAATCACGGCTTTGTCTTATCAGGATGACAAATATCCATTTATTGAAGACGGCGCAACTTTACCAACAAGAACAGTTTCATTATTAAATGAACCTAAAAACCCGCCATCAGCTTTGAATATCGAAGAAAGAGTTGTCGAATTAAATAATCAAGCTATTTCAAAAATATTTGTTAGTTGGAAACCTGTTCTCGGCGTTACAAATTATCAAGTCAATTATCGTTTTGAAAATGGTAATTTTGTAAGTCAAAGGTTATCAAGGCCAGATTTTGAAATTATAAACAGCGAGAAAGGAAGATATGAAATTCAAGTATTCTCATTTAATGCCGCTTTAGAAGTCAGCGCCACTTCAGCCGATGCAACATTTGATGCTATTGGAAAAACTGCTGTTCCTTCAGATATTACAGGTCTTACTTATGAACCGATAAGCGACACCATGATACGTTTGAAATGGAATACCCCGACAGATATTGACGTTATAAAAGGCGGGAAAGTTTATGTCAGACATTCCACTCTTACAAACGGCGCCGGTACCTTTACAAATGCAATTGATCTTGTCAAAGCACTCGCGGGTAATACCAATACTGCGGATGTTCCGTTACTTGAAGGGGAATATATTCTTAAGGCGCAAGATGATACGGGAAATTTTTCAGCGGGCGAAACATCAATTGTAATTGATTTACCAGAAACACAACCAAAACTTGTTGCACTTGTAAGACGCGAAGATCAGGACAACCCAAAATTTCAAGGAACAAAAACAAATACGGCTTTTGATGCCACAACAAACAGCTTGAACCTTGTCGGTGGCGGTCAGTTTGATGACATAACAGATTTTGATTTAGTTTCTAGTCTTGATGATTTTGGCGGCATTGTAAGTTCTGGAACATACGATTTTGCTTCAACGCTTGATCTCGGTGGCGTGTTTAGTGTTCAATTACGCCGTCATTTTTTAACCGAAGCATTTTATCCTAATGATTTGATAAATAGCAGAACTGCAAATGTCGATACTTGGACAGATTGGGATGGAAGTCTTGCTTATGATGCAAACGCGGAATTGACAGTTCGGACAACGCAAACAGACCCTTCTGGTTCGCCTACATATTCAGGTTTTCAAAATTTTTCCAATGGAGTTTATAAAGGACGCGGATTTCAATTCAGGGCAAATCTTACAAGTAACGACCCCGCGCAAGATATAAAAGTTTCACAACTTGGATTTACAGCTTCTTTTGATAGAAGAACAGAAACAAGTCTTGAAAATTCATCAGCAACAAATGGCGTTTTGACATCAAGCGGGGCGACAACTGTTACATTTAATAAAGCATTTTTTTCGGGA